GTCGGATCCAACTTCAAGTTGGTAATCTTGAAACCCGAAGCACTGTATCCACTTGACCCATCGGGGTCGCCATCTGCCAATCGGGGCGTCCGCTCTACCATGCTCCGCGTGCGCTGCTGCTGGAGGGTCAGGAGATCAAGCGCCTGTTCGTGAGACTCGGCACTGAAGGTGCCACCCGCGATGTAGTCGGTGCCCTGGGTGATACCAGGATCGTTGTAGATGATGACCGTCTCACCAGCAGTCGGCTCGCCGTCCTCGATGATGTCGAAGATCACCGATCCGCCCGAAGCATCTCCCTCGCCCGTTACGTTGTAGTGGGTGCCCAGGGTCTGAACCACATCGACCTTCGTGGCGTTGGTTCGCAATATCACCACCAGATCGGAGGGCTGGAGAAAGCGGTGCGGAAACGAGAACGTCGTCGTCTCCCCGTCGCCGCCTACAGAAACCCGGTTTGTCGTGCTGGTGATTGTCATGGAAGAATCCTCATGCCGTATTATCGCTTACGTCGCAGTACCAGTCCGTGCCATCAAAGACGCAGGTCATGTGATCGCCGGTAGTCGGACTCCAGTCAGCGCCGCCGTTACCCTTCAACCCGGAACTGGTGAAATCCACCGTTGTATTCGCGTCGTTGATGATGACCAGTATGCTTTGTCCTGCTATGCCGTCATCAAAGTCTGTGATGGTTGTGCCTCCAGCGTTCGCAGTCTTAAAGATATTGCGCCCAAGTACGCTTGGAGTAGCGTCTGTACTTCCGAAACTATGCACAAGTTTAATCGGTACATTTTCTTCCATGACACGCTGAAAATTGCTATCACCATTTGTTCCCGTCTGAACAAGGACTTCTGAAGTTGTGCCTCCAGAAAGACGATTATCAAAAACTTTAATCGGACTGCCTGTCCATGTCGAAGAATTCAGCTGCTCCGTTCTTATTCTGGCACAACGAGTAATGCCACCTGTGACGTACCCGGTATTGTGTGCGATTGTTCCTTCCACCCCGGTGGTTACTAGATCAGACGAGGAGCCAGAATACGATACATATATTGCTTCAAGGTCATTCTTTTGGTCAGGGTTCAATATTTGATTGTTGGTGACCCAGAACTTTTTAAGGTTTGTTAGTTCCACTGCAAGACCCTGACAACCATCAATAATATTACCCTGTATGGACACCTCTCCGTTCACTGCCGTGCCAACCGCCTCGCTAACGGTGAAACATTCAGCGTTCAAGTCGCCGTCACCGTTCCCCATGTTGACCATGTGGTTATCGTGAATTCTCACCTTGCTGCCAGAGTCACACAATAAAGCTACAACCCCGCTTGCTGCGTGGCCATAGACAGTATTACCGGAAAACTCGAAGTCATCGCACTCAGCTAAACGAACTACAGCATATAAATTCACGTTTGAGTTATTAGTGTTGCCGTTTGCACAATCTCGGATAGTGTTATTTTTGACTGACAAACGAGTAACGGCACTCGTCGTAGTTGCGGCATACAGGATACCACCCAACAGTGAGTCAAAGACATTGCCCTCAAATCGTACATCTTCTGTCGGGCCTAGATCGCGCCGTAAGTTCCAAAGAATATTATTCGGATTCCCTGTTGCGTTCGCAGACATTTTGCTGAAACGATTGTTTAATATGTCAATATTTTTTGCGTTATAGAATTGCACCTTACGGGCGAAGTCCTCGACAATGTTGTTTGAAAAGATCAACCCATCAATATCAATTACGCGTATAAATATGCCGGGCACATATCCCGTGTCACCAAGATCAGTGAACCCGCGTATCACGTTGTTTGAACAGATAACATCGGTCAGCATATATCCTGTCGCTTGTGCCGCACCAAGTGCTATCGCTCTGGCTCCATTAACTGAACCGTCAATGACGTTGCCGACAATGGTGACCTGTCGGATAGGCGCGGTTCCCTGCGGGTCGAGCTTTATGTTGTATGCCGTAACCCGATACGCGTTAGCAGTAGTATCCCTATTTGCCGAACCCATGTTCTGTGCAAAGGTGTTGCCGATAATGTTAATGTATCGACTAGACGCATTAGGTACTGCACCACCTGAGGTCGTTGCATCGACATTTATGCAATCGTCACTGCTTTCTATGTAGCAGTTCGAGATCACCAGACTGTGTGCATTGAGAGTATGTATGCCGTCCTGATTGCGACCATTATTAAAGTCTGAATTCCCCCCGCGATGTGCCCCAGTCAGCAACGTGCATCCGTCGATTACGATATTGTGACATTGGTTTACGCCGATAAGGAATCCCGATGCGTCCAGTAAGGTGACGTTCTCGATTCGCAGCCCATCAATTCCACCTAAATGAAACAGGTGCCCAAACCAAAGCACTGCACCACCGTCACCATCAAACCTTTCTGCTGCGTTAGCGGAGTTCCCGTCAAACGTCCCTCCACCTCGAATGGTGACATTCGACGCACCCCAACCAGAAGGCACCCCGTTCGCATCATAGGTCGGGTTAGTCGCTGCCCAATTAAAAATAGTGGTTGATGCGTTTCCGGTTCCGGCACCGTTAGCTAGTTTCAGAGTGCCTTCATTATGGAAAGTAATGTTGCTCCCCAAGGTCAAATTTTTGACTATGTATGTGTTTTCACCTGGGACAAAAACAGTTCCTCCGCCTGCGGCAATAGCCGCATTGATCGCGGCCTGTATCGCGGTAGTGTCATCGGTCGAGCCATTTCCAACCGCCCCGAAGTCCTTTACGTTTTTGATCTCGCCCCAGCGATCATCGAGATCCCTGGATGTGATTGAGCCAGTCGCAATCAACCCAGTCGGTGCCGGACCAAGCGCGGTATTGTTCACCAACGCATCAACGTAAGTCTTCGTCGTGGCATCAGTCGTAGCAGTAGGCGTTCCAAGGTTTACGATCTTGTTGCCGTTCGCGTCATACTCACCAGACCCGTCTATATCCCCATCGGCCAGTCTCGGCGTCCGCTCCACCAGATCCCTGGTTCTCAACTGCTGGATGGTGATGCGATCTAGCGCCTCTTCGTGCGTCTCGGCAGGGAAAATCCCGCCCTCGATGTAGTCCACCAACTGCGTGATCGGCGTGTCGTTGTAGATCACCACCTTGTAGGCAGAGGTGGGAGCCGTAACGAACGTGACCGTGCCCGTTGTCGCGCCTGCACCCGTCACCGTGTAGTGCGTAGTGAGCGTCTGGAGCGTATCCGTAAACGGCGAAGCTATTAAGTGAAGGATGACCCGCAGATCCGTCTTATCGAGGAACTTGAAGTCGGTCGCGAAAGCTACCGTCAATCCGTTCCCGTCGTGAACAATCCGCGCCGATGCGGTGGAAACTGTCATTGTCTTAACCCTCTAATCCCTTGATGGCGTGCCAGTCGTCTCCAGGCTGAGTGCCACTCACCGACACCAACTCGTAAGCGTGACGGTCAACAAGCGTCTCAATCTTCACAATCCCTCGCATCCGGTTATCTAAAGCAACCTTACCGAGAATGCAGATCAGATGACCCTGACCCCTCACCTTGCAAAGTACCAACCGGGGTTCGTGACCACGCTCTTTCAGCATCGTGCGACAGGCAATCGCGAAGTCGTCGCAGTCACCTCGTACACCCGACACATCCTCCGGCAGCCTCCAATCCTCCTGCTCGCCGAACTGCTCCTCATCCGTGACATAGCTGAACCCGCCCATGATCTTGTCAAAGACCTCGGTAGCGTCCGTGATGTAGTTGTCGTCAGCAGTCGGCATCGTCACCCTTTACAATTCTCCACAATGTGCATCCCCAGGGAGGCATCACCTCTTCCCCTAATACCAACGGATCGTCAGCACCGGGGTTGGTGGGATTCTCCGTCTTGGGCGACGAAGCACAGGCCACAAACAGAAGCATCACGATGATGATCCGCGCCGATGCGGTTGAGATTGTCATTGTCTCTGCTCCTTGGTCACGATCACTTGTTCCTGGGTGGTCCCAGACCAGTCACAAGTACGTTTCCGCTTTCTTCTTCGATCATGTAATCCACACCCTTAATGAGATTCTTCGTTGCGTTTGAGGGGAAGCCGGTCATAGCACCGAGCATATCCAGGGCCGCAAATCCAAGGGCCGCATCCACCCCTTCCCATCCGTGTCGTAATTGCCCCAACTGGGTGATCGCGCGTCCTATAGTGGGGACAATTCGCAACCCCGGCGGGCCTTCGTATCGATTGAACCCAGAGAGGAACCCCGTACCCTCCCTAAGCACTGGAGCCACGTTTGCCATCGAAGCCAGCCCGCCGAATAGCCAGCTCTTCGCCAAATACTCTCCCCACGATTCGTCTTCATCCCAGTCGTTTCGCATCACATCAACCGCGATCGTCGTAACTAATTCGGACACAAAGAAAATCATCTGCGTGCTGCCCGCGAAGCGAGCATAATCCCAAGCCATCTGCTTGGCATCTCCACCCAGTCTGCGCCTGCGCCGTAGTCTTCGGTACGCCAGTGCCTCCCGTTGCTGCAACACATTCGCGTAGGACATAAACATCGTAAGCATCTTCGTGGCGGCGTTTTTCGTCTGGAGCTCGGACAGGTCTTTGATCTGACCACTCCCCTGTGTGTCGTTCACAGCCGCATCGGCGGCATCCATAGCCCGCTGATGGTCGCCGCTGCCGATGGTCATCTCCTTCTCGTATACACCCAGCCAGACGATCTTGTCGGTATGGGACTGTGTGAAGATGATTCCGTAATAGGCGAACTTCAACATCCTGCCCCTGGATACGCCCGTCTTCAGGAAATCCGCCCGCAGCTCTCGCATTTCGCGATTCATGTCCGAGGTGCTCCGCTTACTCCTCATCACGATATTCGTGGATTGCTCCCAGGTACGGTCCCCGGCCGCGAATGCCTTGGCGCCCCTGGCTATCCACGGTGCCCCGTGCGCTTCCATAGCCGGAATAAGCCCCGTATACTGTAGAAGGATCGTTTTCAGGTTATGAGCAAGAATCGACGCCGAACCCCTGTGACGAAGAAAGTTAAGCACACTGTTCATCGCGGTATCTTCGGCGACATCGCCCGCCGCGATCGATTCCATCGCTCTTTCGAGTACACGGAACACTTCATGCCCGTATCCCGCCTTGATTGCCAGCGCGATCTCTGGATCCCGCAGAATTTTGTTCGTGTCCAGCAGCCACTCGTGCCACGCTAGATCGTGAATCACGCCAGAAATGTGCTCGAATATCACACCGAAATCGAGACGTACCGGAACCCCCTCGACCTGGGCCGCCCTGGCCTCGAGAAAGCCGTGCCTGGTAACAGCGGACACAAACCCGCCGGAACGCTGCTGCTGCAAGGTTTCTAGTTTAATGTCGGTTCCCAGCCCCGTTGGGCCTTGCTGCATCCGATCGTAGGAAATGGGGATGTACCCACCGGGTAAGGTTCCGAACGGTGTCTCGAGGGGGACCGCCTCTACCCTCTCCGGCGCCACACCCTCAACACGCTTTTGTTTTGCGACCTCCAGATCCCAGTACGAGCCAATGAAGTCCCACACCTTTTGCGCCCACTGGAAATCTTCTTTTGTGAATACATCCGGGTCGTAGATTAGCGCCCGGATCTGTTCGGGCGTGAATCCGTACCCCGACTGTAGCCTTTGCCTGTTTCCGTCATTGCCCAGGTTCAAAAGAATCTGGAGCAGGGCCTCCATTGAATACTCTCCATCAAGGGCCTTGACGTATCGCTTTCTATAAATCTCGGGTTCTGCCAGGTTCAGGGTCGATTTGACTCGCGACATGAAGTTCTCTGTGAAGCGGTCAAAGAGCGGAGCCATAGCTTCGCCGGCCTTCATTAGCTCCTTGTGCTCCCAAACACCCTGTGTGTCCATCCGGCGACGGACATGATCGAACCACGGTCCCAATTCCTCTCCGTCAAATTCCACAAATTGGCGCGTTGCCTTGCTGAGTTCCGCCAGGAAGCTGGTATACCAAGAAATCTTTTCTTTGGGCGATCTCGGTTCTCTTGAAAGCGGCTTGTCCGTGCGCTTATGATCCTCGAGCGCCTGAAGGAGAAGAGCCTTCGTATCCTCGAAGGTTCTTTGTTTCTGTTCGTCGAGCAGCCTCCCCTTGAGTAGGGCGGTGTGCTCGAGGCTCTTGAGTGCTTCCGAAACGTCGTTCAACTCGCTGACAGTGAGATCCTTCCACGGCTTGCGGAAGTCTCGGGACTCGAGTTTGGCTACCAGCTCAGGGCTGACCGCAGGAACCGCTACGGGTTCTGTCTCCGATTGTTTCTTGATCTTATCGAGGAAGGCCCTCAACGAGACACGCCGAGCCGCGGCTGGCGCGGTGATATTGCGGAAATCGAAACGGTCCAGAATGTCGTCGATCCTGTCGAGATAGGTCTGGCCTTCGGGAATCTCTTCGTTAGTGACCTCGGACACCACGATGTTGCCGGCATTGCCGATCCGCTTGCGTAACTTCTTGTCGGAAAACCGCTTGTTGTAGACGGCCTGGAGCTCGGCCCTCTCCCTTGCCCTCGTCGCCTCGATCACCAGGAAGTGGCTGAGCAGTTCCTGCGTCCCGGCCTTATGGGCAGCCACCCAGTCCTGGGCGGCGATCGCGTCGAGCATCTCTCGAGCTGCCCTCCGCTCTGACCTTCGGTGTATGTCGGGGCGCAGTTGCCTGTAGGTCTTCCCGGCGACCATCCTTCGGGCAGCCGCCCTCAAGTTGGCTTGCGGGGTTCCGGGCAGACCGGGCCGGCCCTTAGAAAGGAGCCGCATCTCGCGCATCAGGAAGGCGCCCCTCTTGTCGCCCTCCAACTCCTCGAAGACCAGATCGCCCAGCGTGCCGTCGTGCAGGATGTCGCCGTGGATCTCCCTCATGCGCCGGTCGGCTTCGGCATCGATCGCGTCCTTGCGGTTGATCGTATCCAACAGAGCCCGAACAAGAGCATCGCCGCTCGAGAACCCCCACCTCCCTGCGAGTTCCTCGGGGTCTACGCCGTTCTTTTGCCAGACCCCGTTGGGACCAGATGGCAGTAGAAGGCGCCCCGTCTTGGGGTCGCGCAACTCCAGTATTTCCCGCCCCCCGTAGAGCTGTACCAGTGTGTCCCTGTCGAGCCTGAGCCTGTCCTTTTCCTCGGTGCCATCCTCTTCGCCCAGCATCGTGCCGTTCTGGAGCCAGTGGCGCAGCCGGTAGGCGGGCTGGGAATTGATATCGGCCTCGGCCTGGGCGTGGATCCTCTCGTATTCCGCCTTCCACTTTTTCGTCAGCTCGCGCTTGTTCTCGGCCAGGACTTTCGCCAGAATCGCGGCGTCTGCCTTGGCAGCCTCTTGCTCAAAGTCGGCCTGGTGCTTGGCGGCCTCTTCCTCGGTCAGACCCAGGGCTTCGAATGCGGCGGCATCGAACTTGGGCTGCATCCGCTCCGCGGCTCGCACCTGGGCAATCTGCTCCTCGGTCGCCAGCATCCGGTCGAATACGTCGCGGATCTCCGGGCTCAGTTCGACATCCAACTGGCGCAGAGATCGGTACAACTTGAACAGCCAGACCTTGAACCGATCGAATGCCCTTTGGAGCTCGACCGATGGCGCCTTCCCCTCACGCAGGAACGCCTCGAAACTCTTGGCCCAGACCTCGTGGAATCCCGTAGCGGCAAACCGTAGCGGGAGGTCGTTGCTATCGACTTCGAGCCCGGCAGCGAGGGCGGCCTCGAGGTGCTCCATCGTGACCTCGGGGACTGGTTCCCCTTTCTCATTGGCCCAATCCTCGGCAGCCTTGTTGGCAATCTTGAGGGCCCTGGCCTTGTTCTCATCCAGCGCGAAGTAGTCGAACGTCGTCTGCATATCCGTCGCCAGGGCCGGATCGGTGCCCTCGAGGCGAACGTCCTGCATCATCATCGCGAAGAAGAGGTGGCCCATCTCATGGAGGCCGGTACTCAGATTTCGCGCCTCGGTGAACCGCATCACGATCTGGCTCAGGTCGGAACTAAACTGGAGCGACCCACGCGGAGGCTTTTTGGCGGCGGCGGCCTGCTCCAGGGTGGTGGTGGGGGCTAGTGGATCTCCGACTCGGTCTGCGGGGGCATCGGGCTGATCGGCTGCAAGTCGATTGGTAGTCGGCGGATCGACGCCAGACCGCGCATCAGCTCCTCGAATTTCGTCTGCTTCGTACCGTTCTCCGAACTCTTCTGCGAGTTCTGCGAGCCTTTCGATGTTGACTTCCGGTCTGAGGAACCACGCGGCATTGCCACTCTCCGTTACTTTGAATTTGGTTGGTACTACACCGTTCTTCGGTTTCTTAACCGCCTCCAGGAAGGCAGTGAAACCATCCACCGCAAAGGTGTAATCGGACACCCCTGGGACAGAGTAAAGGAAGTATGGCACACCTGAGCCATCTATCCCATATCGAGCGCCATATGCGTAGGCCCCGTACTCGCCCTCCTTCGACATCACACCTTCGAGTGGACTCGTCTGCCCCTGTGCCTGGGCGAGAAGCGCATCAATCGTATCGTGCGCTGCCTCTTGGCCGGAGGCGGCATCCCAGGATTCCCAATGGTATCGGCCAAGCGATGCGTCATCTGGGCGACCGAGGGCGGAGTATATCCCGGCAACTTTTGCGGCGAGCCCGCGCTCCAGAGCTTCGTAGATGAGCAAACCACGCGCACCGTTCAGAAGATTTGCCAGGCCGCTGCCGGTCACTACTTTACCTTCGTCCTTGAACCCGTCGTACAGGTTCATGTCGCCGAACCGCCCGTCATTCCACATCTCGCGTATTTGCACGCGGTCAAGAACAATCACATCGGTGAACCCGGCAACCAGCAACGCAAAAGAAACCACCTTGTTGTCAATGCCGATGCCCTGGCCTACCTCTTGAAACTTGCGGCGTATCTCGGGGCCGGTGCTGTCCGGGTCGGACATCATGTCATGGATGAGTTGAAGCCGTGAGCGGCCCGAACCATCACCCGCGTCTTCTGACATCTTGAATAGAAACGTCTTCCCGAACGCATTTAGGTTGTGCGCTGCGCCTACGCCAGGCCGCCCGCTTCCCTTCTGGGCAACCGTCTGCGCCCACTTTTTGTACTCGGCTTGCTTGGAACGGATGCTTCCATCGGCCGCCGCGGTGATCCATTGACCGATACCTTCAAACGCATCGATGAAAAGCGACTCCTGCACATACGGGGAAACGCCACGCGAGAGGAAGCCCCACATGAACAGCCGCCCCGTGTCTTCCACGCTGATCTCGCCGCTGATGTACGCATCACGGAATGCTTGCGCGTTGGCGAATCCATGGCTGGCGGCTTCGATCTGCCCAGGCGACAAGCCACTGAGCAGATCAACCGCTCCAGTGCCGTTGATGTTTGCGATGAAAGCGTAAGGGGGAGCGGGTACGTCCGCCGACGCCAACGCGTCTGAGAGCATTGCAGACCAGTTCTCGGCGGACGCGGTTGCTTCGGGGTGACGCGCAAGCACCTCGTCTATCGCGGCCAGTTGTCGCACGGCCGTGGAGTTCATAGTGACCTGCGCGAACAGGGGTTTGTCTCTGCCCACCGGCACCTGGGACGGCACACGCAGGTGGGGCATCAGCCCATGCTTGTTCGACTCGCTGGTAGATCGTCCCTCTACGCTATCGGCTAACTCCTTTGTCTTCCGTAGATTTCGCTGGGCTACGGTTTCACGGTCCACCTGGGCCTGCTCGAGAGTGGTGGCCCGGTAGTGCTCCGCTAGGAGGTCTGCCACCTCCTCGTTGGTCGTCGTCTGGAGGTCGATGTCAAGTTGGTCGAGGACTCTCTGCAACTGCTCACGCGGGAACTGCCGCTCCTGAATGCGCTCGATCTCCTCCTCGGTTCGCAGGGGAGACTCTTGCCGGAACTCCGCGTCGATCGCATCAAGCAGCACGGCGTCGTCGATCCGTCCAGTCGGCTGAGAGCCCAACTCCGCGAGCCCCGCCTCTCGGTCCCCCAGAAGAAGCGGCACGTTCACGAAATCGAATGCGTCCAGGGCCCCTGCACCGCCCTTACGGTACAAACCCGGCACCGACCGAGCAGTAATGCCCATGTTCCGCAGATCGCCCGCCAGGGGGCTGTCTGGGTCCACGCCACCCTGTGCTTTCAGAACGTCCAGAATCGGGTACTTCTTCATGCCAGCCAACTCAGGCTGGATTCCCCGCCGGAGTTCGTTCAGCATCGTGTCGATGCCGATCCGCTCGAGTGCCTGCTCGAGCGTCGGGCGAGGCGCAGCGCCTTCGGGCCCCACGGGCTGGAACAGGGCCTGGGTGGCGACATCCTCCGTGATAACGTCAACCTCTTCCTGGGTCAGATCGCGACCCAGGCGGATGCTTTCGCCGCGCAGTTTCCTCTCGATCCGCGTCTCGATGGCCGACCGATACAGCAGCGCCTGCCAGCGGGCATCCCGCGGGCTGTAGATCCCCTCGCTGACGAACCGCTGCAGAATGGTCTGCTCGATGCGCTCCCCTACTGTGGGCTCGACGGCCCCCTCCCGCAGATCCGCCAAGCGTTCCAAATCTGCCTCGAGGTCAGCCTCGGCCTCGGCCGCAGTCTCGTCGACCTCCGCGGGACTCGGGGCATTGACACCGTGCCGCACATGGGGCTTCAGCCCTTCATGGTGAGTATTCAGGTAGGTCGTGTAGTCCGAGATCGGGATCACCACATCCGCGCCGGCTTCGAGGGCCTCGGGCAGTTGGTCGAGCACATCGGGGATCACATCGCGCAGGGACTCCGGGTCGATGTTGTTCTCTTGGAAATACTCGGTCAGCCTGCTGGCGTCGATGTAGAGGTTGGGATCTCCGAAGCTATTCTCGACCATCCCCTGGATCCAGCGACGGAACCCCACGGGATCCGCCTCGCGCAACTTCGTACCCAGCGGCGAATTGGCACCCTCGACCTGGGCGTCGAGTTTCGCAGCCTTGAGGCGCGCGATGTTCTTCCGGGTGTGCCCTTCCCAACCAGCAACGATGGGGTGGGCTGCCCCAGCGTAAGTGAAACCCACAGCCGACCCGGTGAGGGTAGACACCGCAATTCTTGACACGTTCTCTGCGCTCCAGAAGTCGGCCAGGGGCCCTTCGTACCCCGGTGCGAACAATTCCACCATGCGCTCCATGACCCCAATGTTGACCGATTCTTGGACGCCCTCTTGCAGCCCCTCGGTCGCCAGCGCCTTGGTGGCACGCTTGCCGAATTGGATGAGGTGCTCGCGTATGGTCTTGGTTTTGATGATGTCCGCGAGAATCTTGCGCGTTATACGGCGCTGGATCCCGGCGAGGCCCGTAACCCGCCAGACCACCTTCATACCAATCATCTCTATCCCGGCATTGACCCCACCCACCAGAAGGGCAGCGCCACGGAGCACCGCGGGATCGATCACCTCTCCGGTTTCTAGTTTGACCTCCTCGGCTATGTCAAGGGCTTCCGACCACGCAAGGCCGCCCTCCAACTGTAAGGCCGCCAACCCAGTCCCCATCCACGCCGCAGTACCAGCAGTCCCAAGGGCGGCCCTCGGCTTGCCGGTACGCAAACCCATTACGCCCCCGGCTACACCTGACGCCGCCGCCCAGGTTGCGATGTCGGCCTGTACGGGCGCCTGCTTAACCACCTCCGCATACCAGTGTTCCAAAATCCCAGACGCAGGCTCCTCGGGCCAATTCTTACGCAGACCGTGAAACCTTATCTGGTCGTCCGAAGTCGCGGTGTTGGTGAGATCCCGAAACCCAAATTTGGCAACTTGGATCATGTGCATACCGCTCTCTAGGGAGGCCTGGGTAATGCCTGGTTTGGGGTTCCCTAGCGCCCGCAGCTCGATCGCATCACCGATGAACCGCGTATTCTCCGGTTCCGCGAGTGCCATCGGAGCCAGGGGGCTCTCCATGAAATCCGCCCAGGCGGGACTGTTCTCTACGCGCACCGGGCTCAGTTTCTGATAGGCATCTCGAGAGCGGATCTTCTCGACGTTTCGCTCCGCAACGTCCCACGGAATGCCGGTACGTTTCTCGAGTTGCAGTGCTTCGGATCGGTGTGGGGCTTTTTCTCTGGCTCGTACATCCGCGACGTTACGCACACGCGCCCTCTCGGACTCGACTTGCAGCTCCCGCCTCTTCGTCGCGAGCTCGTCCGCGGACTGCCACTCTTCTTCTGTGAAGAGGGGTTCGCTCATTTAAACACACCGATCTCGCTGCCTTCACGCTTTTGCAAAAGGAGGTCCAGGTACGTCTCTCGGACCAAATCCGTAACAGGATCAGGCTCTCGCCACGAATAGGATGCGTACTCGGGGTCGAGTTTTCCATCGTCTATCAAATTCGCGCGAATCTGATTCGACCACTCTTTAGGCACATCCACTATCTCTGTTGCTGGGGTGACCCGGTAGAGAGGCAGTGTGTCATCCCAAAGCGGATCCACATCGGTAACAATCTCGTCCCCAAGACGGTCTACGAGTGCCTGCTGTTCATCAGACTCGAGCGGCCTTTTCAGCCTGGACTCCATCTGGGTTTTCGCAGCAAGTGCCGCAGCCCGAAATAGTTCTGACTTTTTGGATCCGTCTTGGTCTGCTTTGTATTGAGCATCGGTTACTGGCATATCGAGAGAACCCATCTTGCGGTCCACCCGATTCTCGAAATCCCCAAGCGGTTCCATTGCGCCCTTGGCCTTATTGGCAAGCAGCTTCTCGATCAATTTCGGATCCATTCTGCCGCCGAACTCGGCCCACAGGTCCATTCTCAAAAACTTCGGTCGCGTCAATGGGTCCGCTGCATACTCAACGGTTTCAAAGTAAAGCCTGTAACCGTCCTTGATGTCGGTCCTATTCTCCCCGTGTACGATCGCGGCACGGACGGCGGTTATCACATCCGCCGGGAGCTTTTCCCGTTCTGCAATCTCGAAAAACTTCTCTTCGGTAAGGTGGTCTTCACCCTTTGAATACGCTTGCAGGATGAGGGTAGACTTCATCGCATCGTGTAGCTTTTGGCGGTTTGTCGCTTCGGCATAATTTCGGTGCTCTATACGCGCGACAACTTGATCTCGAAGGGCTCCGCTGTAATCTTTCCTGGCTCTCTTGAGGCGCTTTTCCGGGTCTGGCTCTCCCGCCATGATCTCATCCGCCTCCACCTGCGACTGCACCAAAAGCGTCTCGACCTCCATCCGGTTCTCGGATTGGATCGTCATGCGGGCGGCGGTTTCTGCCGACCAGAGCCCGCCCTTCAGGCCGGCGGCGATCTCGGCTTTGATGTCTTCCGCGATTTGCTTCCGGTGTCCCTGGTCGGTGGCGTTGGCGAGGGAGTCCTGAAGAGACTCGATGTTCAGTAGCCGGTCGCCCCTAGCAGTGTCGATCTGCGACTGTCGCACGCCCTGGGCAATCGACATCCGGCCGCGCTCGAGGGTGGGCTCGATCCGCTCACCAAAGCGGCCCTGGAACTTCGGAAACGTGAGCCCACCACGGTATCTCCGAATGATCTCCTGCGA